AAAAGAAGGTAAATACGCAGGAGTCATTGGAGTTGGTGGCCTAGTGCTTGCTAGGATACCGGAAGAGGTTGCCAAATCTCGAGAAGCTTATTTTGCACAGCAAACTAAAGATCGAGACGATGCAGTTAACAACGACCTTATGAAGGAAGAGCACTCCAGCATGCCGATTAATGCTGAGAGACAAAGTCGTGTAACTTTTGGTGGTACGAAGAAATAATTTCTTTGCGATACCAAGACAAGCGCGATCATAAACAATAAACCATGTCTTAGGAGGACAATATTATGGCAAATAAAGACTCAGCTTTTGGATTAAGACCCATTGGCAAAGTTGGTCAGAATAGAGACAACCAAGGTTTATCTGAGTATGATATCGCAGCTTCTGCAACAGCGATTTTCCAGAACGACCCTGTCGAAATGGCAGCAACTGGAACAATAACTGTAGCGGCAGCAACAGATACATTACTAGGATCACTTAACGGTGTTTTCTTTACTGACGCATCAACAAGCAAACCGACATTTGCTAATCACCTGAAAGGCTCTAATACCGCTACGGATATTAAAGGCTTTGTAAGTGATGACCCTTATGAAAGGTTTGAAGTACAATCGGACGACGCAACTGCGGCAGCAGACGTCGGCCTTAACGCTGATATTGTGTACGCATCAGGAGCTACTCCGAATTTTATTTCGAAAGTAGAACTAGATCATTCAGATCTTAAAACTGCTACGGCACAATTAAGAGTACTCGGCATATCAAAAGACATCAATAATAACGAAGCAGGTTCTGCTAACGTTAATTTGGTGGTTATGATAAATGAGCACTTCTTAAAAGGCACAACAGGTATATAATAGGATAGGAGTATAATATTAT